TTTATGTCAGTCGCTGTGTAGTTAAGGGCAATAGCACCGCTAGAAACCACAAGATCGGGGTGTACAGCACCATCGGCTGTAATCTGTACAGTCTTACCCTCAAGATGTGCAAGCCCTGTAACAGCAGATGTTGCGCTGCCAGAGTATGAGATCATTGAGTCTAGGAAAATGTCTGGGGTGTATAGCTCGACATATTGTTTAGTTGCACCACCAATTGTCCGTTTAACAACAAACCAGAACTGGTCAGGCCCGTCTTCTGAGATGACAGCTAGAGACTTATACTCGCCATCAGTAATGTGCCTGTGCCATCCGATTACCTCTTGAGTCGGCTCATAGGTAAGCATTAGCAATACGCCATCAGCGCGTAGGCCCAGAAGCAACGAGTCGGGCACATGGCTGTAGCTTAAAGTTGTTAATCCACCTGTGGTGATGTGTTCCGCTAGAAAAGTTACGTCATCAGACTGAAACGAGTCAGACTCCCACTTGTACGCCACGTTACGAACCTGTGTACCGCTTCGTTGAATAAAGAATACATCCGACCCAACATACGCTGGATGGCCTAGCTTAGATCCATAGCTGGTTTGTCTACGAACATCGACATTGGTAGGTGTGATAGCAGATTCATTACCGCCTGTGACCCTAAACTCACCGCCTGATGTACCGACAATTAGTACACGTTGAGCAGCCATCCACTTGATGTTGTTGACTCGGTCAGATGCAATTGCATAACTAAGTCCATCAGACGCTTTAGCCCCTAGGTCGAAATCCTCATAGATGCCAGTTTTAGATGCCCATAAAGTCTGAGGCTTATGTGATGTGCCGCCATACCACAAGCGTTGCTCGTAAAACACGACCCCTGCTGGGAATCCTCTGAGCGTAGAAAACGCACCCTCTTGCCATAGGTTAGTAGCGTTAGTGTCTGTCGGCATATAGCTTAAATCTTTCACTGTGACGTTAGCTACAGTGGCTGATGCTACGCTATTGACGCGAACCCAAACGACTTCGCCAGCAGCATTGCCAGGGTTAGTGTCTACTTGCCAATCAGTGCCAACGTGAGAAGCGTCAAACAAAGAAGCAGAGGCAGTGAGATTTTGAGTCGCAGCAGAGGTGCTGGCAAAAGTAAGCGTAAGTGACTCGTCTTGGTTGACAGGTAAGAATGGGCCTTTTTTAAATACTTCGTCAGCAAGTGTCCATGTCGCATGGGCTAACCTCGTTAATTTTCTGGGCTTATGACTAGGGTGAACGATCCACATTACATCTGCATTTTGCGCGAACTGTAGTTCATTTACCTGAGAGTGAGTGTAAGTGGTGCTGATCTCATAGGCTGATCCACTAGCTTGGACTTGACCACCATTGGTATAGAAACGGATGTAGTTATTACCGAACTCTAAGACATAGGTCTGGTCTACACTAAACTCAAAAGGGATTAGCCTGGTTGTATGGGCTGAGTTTTTAACCTCGTTTATAAACCGAGTCCCACCTCTTCGCATTGCACCGCCATGAGGCAAAGCCATGAAGTTTTCCATGACCTCACATCCAGTGGCATACTTAGGTGAGTCTGTGCGCCCATAAAGTCTGGGAGATAATTCGCCTGACGCAAAAGAATTAACAATCGGGTTTAGCCTCATGCTCTAGCCACCTCGAAAACTACGGAGTTGATGTCTTCTGAGCCTACTTCTGCCCCATCATAAATTGACGCATCAACCATTGCTGCTGAGGACATTGTCCACATATCGTTTGACAAAGCTCTGTTTTGAGTGAGTGCGTAGGCAACCTCTGCTGCGATTCTACTTGCTAGTGCAAACACTAACGCTGGATCAAATTGAGCAGGATCTGTAATTCGTGCGACAAATCTAATGGTCGCTGTGTCGGTATTGCATACAAGGGTGCGCCCCTCAATGCGGTATGTGCTTGTCTCTTTTAGCTCAAGCACTGATAGACAGTGTGGGTCGTTAGGTAAGCTGTATGCTTTTCCATAACCCCAAACTGGTGCTGTTGATAGTTGGGCTAAGGTCGCCCGTTGAATGGCGCATGACCAAGGGTAAGCTCGTAGCACAGCATCACGCGCATCGGCATAAACGGCATTACAAACATTGGCCTCAGTTGAGCCATCTGACAGTGAGGTGATCGTATTGGCCCCTAGCAGAGCTAATGCTCGGTTACATATTGAAACTTCACTAGCCATATCTCATCCTCGACTTAAAAAAAAGGGGCGTGTTTCAGCCCCTTGTGTTTACTTACTGAACTTAGGACTCAGTACAAAGAACCTCAACAACACATTCGTCTTGGATGCGAGTTGCGCCTGCTACGAATGACAAGTACACCTGATGGGCATAACTCTTGTCTGGACGTAGATCGATCTTGGTCGATACATCTTTACCAATGCCTAAGCCCATCGCGCCTTTAGTAAATGCGAAACATTTACGCTGGGTTGAGTTAAGGTTTAAACGCTCTGAGCGCAAGAACTTGAAACCCATGAAGGTGTCAATGTCGCCTTGAACTAAAGCTTTGATAGAGTTGTAGTCAGCAGACTTCACTTCAGTTGTGTTTAACAAGTTAGACACTTGCTGTGAGCCTAGTACAAAGAAACGCTCTTCTTCGTCTACTTCGTTGCCGTCTAAAATCTCTTTAGTAGAGATCAATTTAGCAAGGGTTAAACCAGCAGAGCCGTGAGCGATCTTTTGACCAGCAGGCAATGCCACGTTTGTTCCAGAACCATCGACAGCGTTACCAGTGGCAGCAGCAATGATTAAATCATCGAATGCACGTGCCATTGAGTTAGCGCCAGACTTGGCATAGTTAGACTCTGGGCTGATTAACATACGAACCTTGTCCTCGTCATCGATGAGGTCGGCCCAGTGATAGTCAGTCATTGTCGCAGTCCTACGAGAGTGAGGTACTTCCAACACTGGCGTATTCGTGTGACGGCTAGATTTAACGACAGCAGCGACATTACCAAGACGTTCAAAGTTAAACTTCTCGCCTGTTACTGACTGCTCGGTTACTGATGCGCGTAAACGCGAACCTTTTTGTGATGCTAGGTGGATTAGGTTGTCTTGGAACTGTTGGACAAACGCTTTACTGATTGTATTAGCCATGAGGGTATCTCCGAATTGGCAATTGAAATTGGCGCTTCGAGCTACCCCAAACGGGACTCTTCACTGGCAATAACGCTTGCTTCAACGAGATATGAGAAACGGCTCATCTAACCCACAGGACTAAGGTTTAGCTACCCTGTTGATTAGATGTTCGTTCAATACTGCTCGGTTATTAGAAATTAAACCTCTTCTGGATATGCTTGTGTGTAGAGCCTTTCCATCTTCTCTACTTCAGCCCTATGCTGAGGGTGATTATTAATATTGTAAGGGTGTTCCAAGTTGCGCCTAACCTCACTGATCCGATCCATTGCCTCAGTGGGTGACAAGGTAAAACGTGTGCTTGACTCAATGCCTGCTGACTGCTCTTCGGTCAAGGTTGCCCCTATGCCAGCCATCAAACGAATCATGCCAGGGTTATTAGCTAGGCCAGAATCGAGTAGGAATTGTTGAGTTTCAGCATCAGCGTAAGCCATGACTGCATTCTTAGCCGCAGCTAACTTCGCATCGTAGGCATGACCCCATTCTTTTTTAAGTAGATCATTAGCCGCTTGCATCTCTGCGTCAGTGTCTTGTTGATCCTGACTAGATTGACCTTGGGTATTCTCTTGCCATGCCTTAACTTGTGCAGTCGATAGCCCGTTGTCATGCGCCCACTCTAAAAAGTCAGGGTCAGCACCATCAACTTGATAGCCATCTTTAGTATCTGGGCGACCAAGACGCGCATACATCGCATTACGGGCCTCTTGCTCATCGCTGGGAAGGTTTAACAGCGTAGGAACCTTGTCGGTAAGCTTTGCGTTAAACGCTGTCCAATCGTCTGTAGAGGCATCTTCGCCTGGTATGCGAATAGAGCCGCCAGCGTATTGTTGTGCGTCTAAGTATGATTTAGCTAAGGTGTTTAGGTCAGGTATCTGCGACAGAGATTCATTACCCCTGTACTCATCAGATAACCCAGAATGCCAAGACTCTGTTGCTACTGCTTCTTCACTCATGTTTCTTCTCCACTACGTTTTTAATTTCTAAATATATGCTTCGCTGCCCTTCTTTAAAGGCAGTTTCACAGGGGTCTGTGGAGAACGAGATCCGATCACCATAGGCCACTTTCATATTGGCAAGTATTCTCTCGCCTGTTTTGCTGCTAAATAATTCTCTAATGTCCTTACTGAACTGATCCATTTACTGTCTGCTCCAAATCGGCTACTTGCTGTGCGCCTGCAATCTCTTGCTGGCCTTGATCCATCTCAGCTTGTGCCTGTTGCTGCTGCTGTCGTGACTGCCTAATCTCACCCACTTGCTCAACACCTCGCAACATATCAGCAGGAGCGCCTAATCTGTCTGAGATCGTGCGACCTGCCTTGTCTACATCAACAATGTCCAACACCTCTGGGTTAACTTGAGCCAGTTGCATGATCCCATCCACTGCGCGTTGAATGCCTGTCACCTCATCCATTTTCTGAGATCGTGCTAATGGGCCTACATACTCAATGTCCAGATCACCTCCTACCTCTTGTAAGATTTCGGGCATTGGTGGCAGCGCATTGCCACGCAACATGGAATAAAAAGCTCGTTCAACAATAGGGTTTAAGAACTCAGACTGTAAGCGTCCAAGAGTCGGGCCTAGCAAACGCTGCAT